ATGATGACCGGTGGCAATATCATCGTGTTGCAGCGCATCCTCGGGCACTCAGATACCCGCGTCACGATGCGCTATGCGCACTTCGCTCCGGATCACCTGGAAGACGCTATTCACCTGAATCCGCTGGCTCAAAGTGGCGGCAGAAAGTCCAAATGAGTAGCATTGAAGGTAACAGGATGTGATGTAACTTATTGTTTTAACGATAAGTTATTGATTTAAGAAATGTTCAAAAAAAAGACCGAATACTATACAATTACTTAAAAATCATAGAATTGCATTTATAATTGGCGACAAAATGGCTACAGGATATAAATATTTTATTTAAAATAATAATAGCGCACCTTGTTAAGGCACACTAAAGCATCTCAAGTTTCAGAATTAAGTTCGTAAAAGATAGGACCATACTCGTATACTTCAACAGATAATAAATAAAAGTATCAATAAAATTTATTACCCACAAAACCCCCTCCAAACTTATGTCGCTTTGTGAAACTATATGTTACTAGCACCTGTTAATATAATACTATTGATAAGGCAATCTGATTCCACACTTGATTATAAGCGACAACGCAACCTCATAACCAGCTGTATTATAAAGAAAAAAAATAATCTCACCAGAACACCTAACACGAAGCATTGCTATTTTACATAAAAAGTGATAGTAATTTAAAAAAACATGACGTGCATACTATGAATTCAAATATAAAATCCATACACGATAATATTTTAGAAAAACTAATCCCGGACCTTAGGGATCTTGTTATTAATGGAATTGATGATAGCAAAAGAATTATATTTATTTGTGGTAAAGATAAAACCGACACTGAAAGCTATAGGTATCGAGTCTCTAGCTTCTTAGAAAAATTTAGCCACTACCAATTAGCCTTTCCAGAAGATCTTTTCGAAGATCTACTCGAGGGGCAAGCAAACCACAGTTTACTTGCTTTGGAAACTCAACTGGCCAATGCAGTGGACTTAATTATATTAATACCAGAAAGTCCTGGTTCATTTGCTGAGTTAGGTGCATTTACAATGTTACCTGAGCTTGCCAAAAAAATGCTTGTTCTAAGACAAGGACGATACAAAAGTGATAAAAGTTTTATTAATCACGGACCAATCAGACTATTAAAACACCATAAAGGTAAAGTCATAGATTTGCCATCTAATTTCAATCATCTAGATGTTAATCACACGCTTCCTTTGCTAAAACAAGTTAGAAGAATGGCACCGCAAGGTCGACGAAAGAAAGCATTAAATAATATACTTCTTTATCAAGACTATATATTGTTGTTCTCGTATATTTTCGATAGGCTTGACTCATTTTATATAAATAAGTTAATGGCAAAAATTCTTGAAAAAAATTAACACCACAAGAACAAACTGCATGTAGAGCAGCCACCCACTCTTTAATACGGTTGCTTCTTCTTGAAAAAAGGGATGGCTTCTTCACCTTAACAACAAGGGGTTTTGAAGAAGCGCAAAGGCGCTATTTTGCATTAAGCAAAGTCAATGATCTCCGAATAAAAGTTATGAATATTCAATTATAGCGCTAGACTTTTAAATTCAGCTGGGCTATGTTTCTTATAGCTCCTTAGCGGGTTCTGAGTATGCATACAAGGCCTTTAGTATGTTACAAAGAACTAGTGGATAGAGAATCTGTAGCTCTGTTCCCTCAATTTAGCTTTTCTATGATAATGCGATCGAGTTGCCGAAACTACAGCCGTAGTTTCAGCCCCTCGTACGCATTATGGGCTGATTACAACATGCGGATACGCTTCGCTTTTCCGCATGTTTCCATCAACCCCTTTAGCCGTGAGGAGCTTTTCTTCATTAATAACTAGTAAAAGGTTTTTTACTAATGAAGTATTCACAATCTTTATATACTCAACGATTACTCTCATTACCTATTATTCAATCAATAGAAGACCTATCGACCAAGACTCGTTTACCTTCTTCAATCATATCTCAACATGTAATGGATAACACCCGTTACTACCATCATATATCCCTCAAGAAGAAAACTGGTGGTAACAGAGCAATAGATAGCCCACATAGGCAGTTGAAAGCGTTACAGCGTTGGGTATTAAAAAATATTCTAGAGCGCCTTTCTGTATCGGACTATGCAAAGGGGTTTGTTCCCAAAACGTCTCTAGTCGATAATGCCCTGCCGCATGTTGGCAATCAATATGTTCTCAAAATTGATTTGAAAGATTTTTTTCCTTCAATTAAAGCGAGCTATGTATATTCCGTTTTTAGGAGTGTTGGTTATTCAACCCAAGTTTCATTCTTTCTCACCTCTATTTGCACACTGAAAGGATATCTCCCTCAAGGAGCACCAACTTCACCTTATCTTTCAAATCTTGTCTGCCTTAGACTGGATCAACGTATAGGTAAATACTGCGATAAACATGCTTTGGTTTATACAAGATATGCCGATGATATATCCGTTTCTGGTAACAAACTGAAAATAATTAAGAGTGCCTGGATTGTCCTCCGATTAATCATTAATGAAGAAGGATTCGCCATAAATAAAAATAAAGAAATGTTATCCGGCCCAAGATCCAGGAGAGAAGTGACAGGCCTAATTACGACACCAGCTATCAGCATAGGGAAAGTAAAATATAATTATTATAGGAATAAAATTTTCCATCTTTTTAAAGAATCTTCAAGCGAAAGCAAAGAAAAAATAATTGGGATACTATCCTATGTATCAAGTGTCGATAAGAAAAAGTGCATAAAATTGAGAGAGTATTACAACTCTCTTTTATGCAAACCCATATAATATTAAAGCATAACTTCATAACAAAGGCAGTTTAAATCGTCTTCAGCTTCATTGCTAATGTGATAACAATAGTTTCTATACATTAAATTTAATTGATTGCTAACCATGTGGAAGACAAAGTAGCAACATAGACCAAAACCTAAATAACTAGTATAATATTAAATCGCTTAGTACAATAAGTTACAATTGTAAAAACCTTATAAAATGGCGTCCATGTCTTATGAACTCAGAAGAAATCACCCTAATTTCAGATGCTATTAAACTTGGTTTCCCTATTTTAGGAACTCTCTTGGGTGGAATCATCGGGGGCTTAACTGCGTTTTTCTTAGCACGTTTGAATCATAAAAATGAAAAATTAAAAGATTTAAATAACAAAAGAATTAATTTGTTGATCCAAGCAGCGACTGATATAACAGAATTCGAAGATTTAATCGGTGCCTTTGCAACTTGCGTTGCAAATGAACTAGTTGGTAATAGCGATAAAGCGAGACTTGAAGAAACTAGATTAGCAGTCAAACAAGGAAATCTGCCGTTAAGAAGAGCTAGAATGACATTGAAAGTATTAGGGCTCAAAGAAGCAAATGATAAACTTGAGGTTTATATAGAATATGCGCGAGAGGTTATGTCTAATTCAGTTAATCTAGAAAAAAGTCGAGCATTGGAATTAAACAAATTCATTACTCGGGGCCCCATTGATTTCTATCAATGCTTATCTAACGAGTTCCCCAAGTAATAACCAATTTGAAGTCAGTCAAATTTGGTTTGCCTTATGGCTTTTGATTAGCCTAGAAGCAAGAGTTAATTTGCGACCGGCATTCAAATTACCCCATGCAAGCGCTCCCCCTATCACGATACAATATACCACTAACCAGCCTTTGGTTATATTTGGTATAGCCTCTATTTTCATAAATAGAGAAGGGAAAAATGTACTATATGTAACTGGAAAGGTAAAAATAAAACATCCAATTCCGTATAAAACCACCCTGCAAGTTCTTGCAAAATTCAAATAGAACTTACTATTATAGCGTTTCATTTTCCACTCAAAAGAAAGTGGATTGATTTTAATATTTAAAAGATAGCGGCAACTTGAAAATACATCAATATCTTTTACAGGATCCTTGCTATTTACCAAGGCTTTCCTTTGTTCGAGAGTCAAAAAATCATCTTTTGTTATAGCCGCATATCCATATTCTACAGCAAGATTCTTCAAACTTTCATCATTTGAAATCTTATACATCTCATAACTATGTTTACTAAGCTTCTCTCGTTGATCAAAAATAGCTTGCCTAGGCTTAACCCATCCCTTGAATAAAGCAATAATTGTAATTACCAATGCTATAATCGGAACCATTTGTTTGTTTAAAAAATCAATGAACTCAGTCACAAGATACCCCACATATTATATTATTCTAAAAGTCTGGCACTTCACCAGTTTCGACTAGCAGTTGGAACTGGTTTTCATCAAGTATCACCACCCCCTTCATCCGGGCAACATCAACTTTCTTAGGACCAGCATTGTAGCCACAGCAGAGGACTTGAAGGTTTTGAGTCACGGAAGCGCGGACGGACATTTTATTATCTGTAGCTAATGAAATGAGCCTTTCTTTGTCGTCTTTTTTAAATCCGGTGAAACAAATTTCGAAAAGATTTACTTTGGGAGTCTTAGAAAAACTGGGGTATTCAAGACCTTTATATTCGCTTAAATCTACTAGTGCTAAATCATATGAAGAACATTCTTTTATAATCCGATCTTTTCTGAAGGTCTTCAGTTGATTTGATTTATTACAGACCCCCTGAAAATGTTCTTCGCTTTCACTTACATTATAAAGCGTATAAGCATTAACCTGTTTTTTAGCATTAATATATACAAAATACTTATCCATAAAAAGATCTCCTATACAGCATTTTTTAAAATTACAACGACTAATCCCTTCGGTATTACTTCATTGACTGAACATTCAAAGTCACCATCATGACCACTAATACGCAGTTTGTTGCCAGGTCGACGGGAAACAGTATAGACGTCCAATGTTCCATCAATATCTAAAAGCCATGAGCCATTCGATAACTCGCTAACATCCATTTCAATCAACCAAGATAATTTTCCGCTACTTACATAATTTAATTTTTTAAGATTCACACCATCAGGGACAAATGACTGGTCAATATAGCAAAAACCATCATCATCTAGTTTTCCGGCCAGAAGTATTTTCTTACTGATCATCGGTATTCCTGAGGCGGCGGTGTCCTCTTGAGTGGCTACGCCTATTTCGCCGGTAGCCAACCATTCAAGGGAAACACCTGTATCTAATGCGCAGGTAATCACTACGTCGCCTGGAAAATATTCTCTTCTGACCCAGGTGCTGATCGTTCCTGAAGAGATATTCAAATGCTCGCCAAGTTCTTTTTGCGTTTTGAAACCATAAGCTTCAATGATTCTGCTTAAAACCGCCCTTCCCCCTGAGGAAAGCATTTTCTTCAGAAGTAAATGCCCAGAAGTTGAAGTGTCTTTTTTTGTGATTTTTAAGCTTTCATTTTTTGCAAATGCAAATTCACCGGTAACTAACCATTTCAAGTCAGCCCCTGTGTCCAATGCACATTTGATGATTGCATTACCAGGAACACTCTTACGTTGAACCCAGGCACTTACATTATTTGAAGGAACATCCAGACAGCTGGCTAAAGCTCGTTGAGAAGTAACCCCATAAGATGAGGAAAGACGTTCAACGATTTGTGCAGCACTGTCTTTAGTTTCAGGCATAGATCCACCAAAATGAGCACGAAAGTGATTTACATGAGCACATTTGTGATCTAAAGTGAAAACACACCACATGTTACACAGTAGAACTCAAACTGCTTAAAAGGAGATTTTGCTTTATGTCTGATCAGAATGCAATTCAAGCGTCTATTGATAAGACTGTCTTTTCTAAGGAACTGTTAAACAATGTAGTTTCCCAGCTCCTTCCAGCACTAGAGTCAGCCCTGTCTGCAACTATCGTGAACTCAATAAGTTTGCAACTGACCACTCTCGCCAATTCCCCAACAATTTCTAAAAAAGATTTTGCTGCAATTAACGGCATCAGCTCCGCTGTCCTCGAAAAGTGGATCGCGAATGGCGTTGTCCTGCTTGCCCCAACGCCTTCAACCACAATCACTCAGCAACGAAAAAATCGAAAAACAGGTCAAATGCAAACTGTCGTTATGGAACGTCATGGCAATGCCCTGATCAATCTTGAGGCCTGGCGTGAGAAAAACCGTCAACAAGCCATCAAGTGTCGCTACATAAATCGTTGAGTCAGATTATTCAAACTAGCAGGGACTAACAATGTTTGATTATCGCGTTTCCAAACACGCTCACTTTGACGATGCATGTAAGGCATTTGTGAATCGTCATAACCTTACCGAACTTGCCGCGCTGATGGGGACTAAACCCCAAATCCTGCGCAATAAGTTTAATCCTGAGCAACCTCATAAACTTACCTGTGAAGAAGTTCTTTTAATCACTGATCTGACTGAGGACGCGACCCTTCTCGATGGCATGCTGGCACAGATAAATTGCCTCCCGTCAGTTCCGGTCAATGAGATTGCTACTTCTAATCTATCTACATACGCACTACAGGCAACTGCTGCCGTCGGTTCTATTGCAGCTGATGCTGTGAAAGGTGGTGCGGTCAGTTCTCAGCGTAAAATGTCCTTACTCGAAGGTGTAAATGCCGGTATTCGCCATCTGTCACTGATCGGTTTAGTTGTTCAAGGCCGAGTACAGGCATCTCCAGCCCTGGCATCTGCAGTTGGTGCCATTGCAAGCGTCACGACAAATGGGCTGATGTGACTATGGTTGTTTCTATTGCTCCATTTTTAAAACAGCAAAGTCCATCTCGCCACTTCGGCAATGGCTGCATCGAGTTGCCAAGTGGAAAGCGTTGGAACCCTTCAATGTCACAAATCACTGCCCCGCAGGCCGTGAGAAATTCAAAACCGCTTTTAAAGCGTCTGTTTAGTTGAGGTGATTATGTCTTTAGTCAATGAAGAACATATTCAAATAGGCAAAAAACATCTTTCCAGAATTAAAGAGATGTTTGATTTCAGAAAGAATGTAGCGCAGGAAACATTTGATACTCAGCCGCTGCATATGCGTAGAACAATCTGTTTTCATGCTGGCTTATCTCGTCGCCATCTTGAGATGAAGTTTGCTGAATTAACGCCGACGGAAAGGCATCAAGTAGTTGCGGCGCTAAATTCTTTGCTTGGTTTAACTGAATCACTGCCGAAATTTATCAGTGAAGATGACTGCAAGATAAACATTAAACACTAACCCAAATCCAAATTAACTGGCGTCAACCCGCCGGGCATTCTTTTGCCCAAAACAGGAGTTCTATATGAAAAATATGATTGATAACACCCGTCAGAATATTGTTGGTTTGCCGGTTATGGGCGTTGATTTAGCTTCACCACAACGCGATTACACCTCTGTTCCTGATTTATCGTTGATGCTGGACACTGCTCGTAATGAAGAACGCGCCAATCGAGCGGTGGTATTTGCCGGTCGCCTGGAAGCAATTGCCAGTTTCATCCTCAAACGTGAAATGACAGGAATTGAAGCTGCTGAAGCACTCCGCATTGAAGCTAACCGAATCCAAAGTGAAGCGGAGGCGTAACTATGGCTGATGTAATCGACACCGCCCAGGAGCGCGCTGATCTCGTCCTTTCCGCCCAAATCCAAGCCGCCCGCGCGATTGTTGCAGGCGTTTCCGCCATGTTTTGCCTTGAGTGTGACCGTCCAATTCCCGAAGAGCGCCGCGCTGCTCTTCCTGGTGTTGAGCTTTGTGTCTACTGCAAAGAACTCGCTGAGTTGAACGCTAGACATTACAGAGGAAACAAGTGATCGTTTTCTCAGTGGCATTACTCATCCTGGCCGGTATTAACGCTGGCTATCTGGTCATTGATATCAAAGACGGTATGTAATGCAGACCAGCCGTTTTACCCCTCAGATTAAAACGCCCGAAGTCTGGGCGTTTCCCTGGAATAAACCTCGCCAGGCCGTTTCTGGCCTCGAAAGACCGCTTACCCGTGATGAATACAATCAGGGGCAAGCTGTTTTAATCAGAGTAAAAGCCCTCTCTACCGACCTGCGGGAAATTTTCACAGGTCGCCATGCGTATCTGCTGAAAACTCAGGGCATTCACGCCGCCAATAAATACCTGGTTTATACCCTTGGTCGCAGCATCCTTCCCCGCGTCGAAGCGGTTAATGCTGCTCATGCGATGAACGTCAAAGCCTCCATGAAATTCATGTCTGAGGCAGACACTTATCACAACCTGCCGAGCATGAGCGATAAACCGCTGCGCCGGTTCGCGCAGGGCATTGCCGGACAACTCAAAGAAATCTATGAAGACCGTTGTGATCAGCTGCTTGCTCAATACAACGGGGATAATTCGATTCTTTTTGAGGGTGATACCCAGTGCGATCTGTACAGCGAAATCGCCGGTATGGCACAGGCTTTCAATGTTACGCCGATGTACTGGACAAGGTATTGCAAAGGCAAGCTGGATGCCGTTTCCGCTATCGCCTCCATGTCGCGCCTTGTTAATCCGGATTGGTGGTTACGCCAGCTGAAAGGCCAGCGCACCCGCTGGCGTGAATCTTTACTGATCGCCATCGGCAAAGTGAACCGCGATGCTTCCCCGTATGCCAGTAAACAGGCCATCCGTGAAGTACGTGCGCGCCGTCTGTCGAATCTCGACTACCTGAAAAGCTGCGACCTGGAGAACATCGAAACCGGCGAGCGTTTCAGTCTGATCGACAAAGTGATGGCGAGTATTTCAAACCCTGAAATCCGCCGCATGGAATTAATGAGCACGATCGCCGGCACAGAGAAATATGCTGCTGCAAATGGCGACGTCGGGATGTTTCTGACCATCACCACCCCGTCCAAATATCACCCGACCCGCATGGTTGGCAAGGGCGATAAAAAACGCGTACAGCGAAATCACGCCTGGGACAAAGAAGCCTATACCCCGAAAGATGCGCAGCGTTATCTGTGCGGGATCTGGAGCAAAATGCGCACCGCGTTCAAGGATAGCGGCCTGTCAGTTTATGGGATGCGCGTTGTCGAACCCCACCACGACGCGACGCCGCACTGGCACATGATGCTATTCACCAAGCCCGCAATGCGTCAGCGCGTGATCGATATCATGCGCAAATACGCCATGAAAGAAGACGGTGACGAACGCGGCGCAGCTAAAAACCGCTTTGACTGTAAGCACCTGAATCGCGGCGGCGCGGCTGGCTATATTGCCAAATACATCGCAAAGAACATCGACGGTTATGCACTTGAAGGCGAGCGCGACCACGAAACCGGCGAGTTGCTGACTGACTCCGCGGCTGCTGTTACTGCCTGGGCTGCTACCTGGCGTATACCGCAGTTTCATCCTATCGGCCTGCCTACCATGGGTTCATACCGTGAGTGCCGCCGAATCCGTTCCATCAGTCTGACAGAAACCTTTGACGAAGAAGTGGAAGCTGTCCGCGCTGCTGCTGATGCCGGTGATTTTATGGCGTACATGTCAGCCCAGGGCGGCGCAAATGTGCCTCGCGACGATCAGACTGTGCGCGTAGCCCGCCGCGTAGCTGACGAGCTGAACGCATACGATGAAGAAGTGAAAAAGGTTGTGGGCATTTTCGCGCCTCACCTCGGCGACTCCCGTGTTTATGAAACCCGTACAACTCAATGGCGCATCGTTTCTTCCGCGGTTGACGTTGAGGTTTTGACCTTAAAAAGCGCCTCCGGCGCGCCTCGGAGTCCTGTCAATAACTGTGGGTTAGGTGAAAAGAAACAATCCGCCAATAGGCTCGATAGCCAAGCTGGGGGCGCTCCTACAGCGTCCAATTCTGACAACCTGCGAGTTATTGACTGGACAGACACTGCCGCCGTGAGGGCGATTGTGGCGCGTATACGTGAAGAAACGCCGAAGGTGAGTAAATCACAGCGAAGTTTTGACCCGACTAAAGGTCGTGATGTTGCCCCATCGGCAAGATTGACGCCTGAAGAACGGGCGCGATTGCCTCAGATTGAACAGGAATTGCTTAAAAACGATATCAAAGCTCAAAGATGGGAACTGGAAGCATTAACCCGGGGAGCCAAAATTAGTTTTGGTGATGTTGTGATCCATCATCCCCCTCTTATGGACTGGCAGGAATTTTATGACGACTAGGACTGTTTAAACATTCATCTAAGCTATTGGTTAAAAAGTAACATTCAGTTTTTATTGGAATTTGTTAAGAAATGGTAATATTATACTGTATAAATAAACAGTGCATTGGAGTGAGTAATGGAATCCTCTCATGAGCTAAAGATGGCTTTGATAAAAATCCGGCTTATGGCTGACATCGCACAGTCAGGCCAGTGCAGAAATGACGAGTACGCATTGGTGATGGAAATGATCTCTGATATGGCCGACAGCGTTCTGGATGAAGAAGACACGCAATCAGTGCCGTTCTCTGTTTACGACGATGAAGAATAGCCAGGAACGCGGGCGATCTTTCTTTGATAGCTCTGCATGCAGTGAGTGCATGATTTTGCATTGTGATCGCCCTGCTCTTTTCTCCCCGCGACACCAGTGCTGGCGTGGATCACAGTGGATCACGCAAGTGCATCAAAAGCGACCTATAAAGCGGGCAGGCGTGGCGGGGATAGCATTGCGCGCAGATAGTGTTGAACCTTCTTGGCCTCTTGCATGTAAATACATACAGTATTAGTCTTATGAACAATCCACTAGAATCACGGTAATAATGCGGTAGGTATAGGATCAATATGAAGAAGAACCAAAAATTCAAAGTGATAGACCTTTTTTGTGGAGCCGGAGGGTTGTCTGCAGGTTTTTTGAAAGGAAAATCAGCTCAATACTTTGAAAGTATTTTGGCTATCGATAATGATCAAGCTGCTATCAAAACCTATAACGCTAATTTTGGTAATCACGGTGTTGCTGTAAACATCGACGAATGGATCGAATCGAACGAAATACCTCAGGCAGATATTGTGATCGGGGGGCCACCGTGCCAAGGTTTCAGCTTGCTCAATAAAAACCGTGAAGGGGACCATCGTAGAGCTCTGTGGGAACCTTACATGGATATTATTGAACGTTCTGGTGCATCCGTTTTCGTTATGGAAAATGTTCAAGGGTTACTGAAAAGCGAAGAATTTCAAGATATCACAGCCAGAGCTGTTCAACTTGGCTTCAGACTTCTTAACCCTTCCCTATTAAACACTGCAGACTATGGTGTTGCTCAAACACGCAAACGAATAATTGCTGTTGGTATTAAAGAGTCACTTTTTGATTTAGATGATTTGCCAGATTTTCCACCATCTCCGACACATCGCTCGCCAGATAAAAGTGGGACTTTACCCATCTGGAGATGTGTCGAAGAGGTCATTGCAGATCTTCCTGAACCAGTAGGGACTGAAGTTAGGGATGTCGCCCCTCCTTTAGACTTACATTTTGGCCGAAATCCCACTGCTCTGTCTCAGGAACGCTATAGAGCAGTTCCACCGGGTGGCAACAGATTTGATCTTCAGAAAAATCGTCCTGAATTAACACCGGCTTGCTGGATAAAGAAAACTTCTGGTGGTACAGATCTATTCGGAAGGCTTTGGTGGGACAGACCATCAGTAACGATCAGAACGGAATTTTTCAAACCTGAGAAAGGTCGCTACCTGCATCCAGATAAGCACCGCCCGATTACACATCGAGAAGCCGCACGAATTATGAGCTTCCCTGATGATTTTATCTTTATTGGCACAAAAACAGAGATCGCAAGGCAAATCGGCAATGCTGTTCCGCCAGTTTTCGCCGAGAAAATTGCAGAATTTATCATTCAACTCATGGAACTAAGAGCAAGTAATGGCGAGACGATCAAAACAAAGCATCCCGGAAAAGCTGCGTAATGAGCTACTTGAGCTCATCATCGATTTCGAACATAAGCTATTAGAAGAATCTTTACGGGACCAGGTGAAAGCTCTGGTCCCGGCAAACCACATTTTACGAGATCTGGGTAGTTCGCTTGTGGTGGGCGATAATAGTAACTCTGCCAGAGACCGCATCCTTTCCTATCTAGCCAAGTATCCACGGCAGATCATTCATGGCGATGAGTTGATGGTCGTTGCCGGTATTAGCGAATATGCGCGAAGAATCAGAGAACTTAGAGTTGAATTTGGCTGGGCCGTATTAAGCGGCAAGTTACTCAAAGAGATGATTGAGCAACAAGAGGTTACGCTTGAAGAGCTCGGTGCTGATTCATTACAGTCTCTTAAAACTGACGTTTATACTCTGATAAATGTCTTCCAAGATAAAGAAGCCGCTCATAGATGGAATGAAGCGAATGAACTCCGTAAAAGTAAATTATCAGTAAAAGATAAGATTCTTCTTCATTTGCGGAAGAATGTTGGCCGCGCAGTTTCTGGTGAGGAATTGCGTTATTTAGCTAATGACAGTAAAGAATGGGCGCGGCGTACTCGGGAGCTTAGAACCGAAGAAGGTTGGCCAGTTGCAACTAAAAACTCCGGCCGTCCTGAATTGCCTGTTGGTTCTTATCTATTAGAGGAAGACCGCCAGGCAGAAGTGCATGATAGAAAAATCCCTGACCCAGTGAGGGTTAAGGTCTTAGAAAGGGATAAACATTCTTGCAGAATGTGCGGGTGGAATCATGAGCTTAAAAAAGCCAACGACCCGCGAGCGCTTTTAGAATTACATCATATTAATCATCATGTGCATGGAGGAGACAATACGGTGGATAATTTAATAACGTTATGTAATGTCTGCCATGATGAAGTGCATCGAAATAATCGAGATGATGTTTTAATAAAGCTTATTTCATAACGATCTATATTTAAAATGGAACGCCCTTGCCTAGCGTTCCTTTTTGGTCAGAGAAATTTATACCCACAAAAATTTATTACACTGCCATTTTGTAATAAATTAACTTCCTTCATCCTCTCCTGCAACGGCGTCAGCTCGTTCCTAACGAACACCTGCGCCGCCTTTTCCACATCCCCAAACCCGCCCGCATTATCAGGAATGATCCCCATCATCTGCGGCGGAACGCGGTGCGCGCTCAGCAGGTCATCACGGCTGGATTTCTTGATGTTGAAGAAATCATCCTTGGTGGCCACTTCGCTCAGCGGCAAAATCTGAATGCCATCCTTCTTACCGTTCGGTGCGTACATGAACAGGTTACGGAAGTTGCCCAGGCCTTTGGTGTCTCTCATGGCCTTACGCATTGAATCAATATCACTGCTGCTTTGCGCGGCGTCGGTCATATACAAAATGTAGCCCGCGTGCGCGCCGTTCTGGTAATACTTGCGGCGGAACAACGTCGCTGCTTCATTCAGCCAGGCAGAGTTCAGCGCACTCAGATATTCCGGCAAGCCATAAATCTCCTGGTTAATGTCCGGTTCAATCAGATGAAAGATGCTGCCTGCTGCGAACTGGTGAGGTTCCTTCCAGCCCTGTACAAACCAGTACGTCCCCTCTTCCACTCCGCGACGCACATATTTAGCTGGCACGGTCTCAAATCGTAGCGGTTCGCCGAGCTGGTTCCGGATCAGTTCCAGGTACGCATTCCCGAACACCAGATAGTCCAGCGCGAATTTGCTGAACTCCTGCTGGCTCAGCAACGGATGCGGGATAAATGTCGAGGCGAGGATATTACGCTTCACGTAAATCGGAGAGCTGTGATGAACGGCAGCGCGAAGGCTGCGGGCAAGTCCGTCGAAACTGACCGGTGGCTCATACCAGCGGCCGTTACCGGTGCATTCGATGTAATCCAGAATCTCTCGGCGGTCTAACACCGGCGTCGGATCACCGAAGCTGAACATCTCTGCGCCCTGCTGGTTTTCTGCGGTGGTGGTTTGCGTGGCTTTACGGTATTTGCGCTTGCTCATTTAGTAGAACTCCAAAATGTTCGGGGTTTGTCCGCCATTGGCGGCGGTCAAAGGTTCGTTTAACAGGGCGTGCATGATTGCCCACGCGACGTCGGCGTGGCTGGCCTCTTCACTGCGGCTGGCTTCGTAGGTTGAACGGTTGCCGCTGGCCGTCATCGTTTTGCGGATCGCCATAAACGAAGCGGTGATATCGGTATGGCCAGTGTCGTATTCCAGGCGGCCGGAGCTGATGGTATCTTTTGCTTTGAGTACCAGTGCGGTTTTCACCTCGGGGCTGTAACGGATCTCGCGTGCCGCAGGAAAGAACTGCTGAACAAGCTGGAATACACCCTGCCCTATGCCAGTCGCATCAATGCCGATGTACTCCACGGCATAACGATTGGTGAGTTCCTCGATGCTTCTGGCCTGCGCGGCAAAGTCCATACCCTTCCACTGATGACGCTCGAGCACACGGAACTTGCCGCCGGAAACAACTGGCGGGGCAATCACTGCACAGCCTGCGCTGTCACCAGTGTGCGACGGGTCATAACCGATCCAGACGGGGCGATAGGCAAATGGCCTTTTCAGATACGGGTCAAAATCTTCCCACTCGTCCAGACTGTCCACCATACAGCCCTGCAACTCGGCGAACGGGAACACCGACGCCTGATCGTCCACGAACTCGCACATCAGCAAGTTTTCATATTCGGCGGGGCTGTATTCCAGTTGCAGCTGTTCCAGGTCGAACAGGTTACAGCCACCAGACAGCGCATCTTCCACCGTCACAATCTGCCGCCACTGGCCGTCATCGCACAGCACGCCTTTCGACAGATGCGCATGCGTCAGATCCAGCTCAATCCTGTCGGCTTTATTGCGACGGCCTTTGTTGAACAGTTCGCCCGACCAGAACGGATAGGCGCTGTGTGCAAGGCTCGACGGCGTGGAGAAGTACGTACTCCGCCATTTTTTATGCAGCGACATACCGGAGGCGACTTTGCGCAGTTCCTGAAACTTAGGGATCCAGAAGTATTCGTCCAGATAGAGATTGCCGGTATAGCTCTGCGCGGTGCGGACGTTGGTTCCGAGGAAAATCAGCCGTGCGCCGTTCGGCAGGACAATCGGGTCGCCTTTTAAATCGACGTCCACCTGCCTCGCAAAGTCGATAATGTAGTTCTTAAAGACGTGCGCCTGCGCCTTACTGGCCGACAGGAAAATCTGATTGCGGCCGGTGGTCAGCGCATCAATCAAAGCTTCCCGTGCAAAGTAGAAGGTTGCGCCAATCTGGCGGGACTTGAGGATGTTGCGGATACGGTGCTGTAATCCGGCCTGATGCCATCCGCGCTGATACTCGAAGGATGTTTCAATGAAGATGTCACTGAGTTTCTCAATGGCCTCATCACTGAAAACATTCTTATCGGGTGCCTTTCGTTCGCCCTTATTGCGGTTGGCAACGTTCGGATTTAAATCAGCCTCGCTGCCGGTGTGGTTGTAACGGTTCACCCTTGCCAGGCGTTCAATCTGTCGCCCTAACAGGTCGATCTCTTTGTAGTCCTTCCCCTCCTTCACATCTTTCATGACGAGCTGAATCAGCCGCGCTTCCATGCTGGTTTCCACGCGGGAAATGGGCGCAATGGCCTCCCACTGGTCGCGAGTTTTCCAGCTCTGCACGGTCGGCGTTTTTTGGCTCAGCATCTCCCCGATTTGCCGCACAGAAAAACCCTGCCAGTAAAGCAGTGCCGCCTGTCGGCGCGGGTCGCTGATGATGGTGGAGTTTGAAATATTCATGCCGCCACGTTACCGGCCAGACAGCCGTTTTTCGCGCTGCCCACGTTGTGCCATCGGGCAACAACCCGCATCGGCTGGCGGCCAGCGGTGACTGGCTGGAAACTAACTCCCGTTCTCAACACTCATTACCGGAGTCAGTCACATGGCAAAGAAAGTATCGAAATGGTTCCGCATCGGGGTCGAAGGTGACACCTGCGATGGCCGCGAAATTGATGCTAACGACATTAAACAAATGGCGGAGACGTACAGCGCGAAAGCCTACGGTGCCCGCGTCAATCTGGAACACATCAAAGGCGTTTTACCGACGAGTGATTTCCGCCGTTATGGCGACGTGATCCAACTTAAAGCCGAGCAGATTGATGACGCGGCTGAACCGCTGCTGCATGACAAATGGGCGCTGTACGCGATGATCAGCCCGACCGCGGATTTAACACAGATGGTCGGCGACGGGCAGAAGGTTTACACCTCGATGGAGATCAAACGTAACTTCGCCAATTCCAATAAATCCTACCTGGTCGGTCTGGCCGTCACCGACGACCCCGCAAGCCTCGGCACTGAAATGCTGGAGTTCAGCCGCAAAGCCAAACAGAACCCGCTCGCCGGTCGTAAAACCGATCCGGACAGCCTTTTCACGGTTGCCACCGAAGCCGTGATTGAGTTTGAAGATGCACCGGAAACAGCCCCTTCTCTTTTCGCCCTGGTGAAACAAAAGCTTTCACGTAAACAGGCGTCAGACGATGCCCGCCTGGCCGATGTTCATGAAGCCGTCAGCGAAGTCGCTCAATACGCTCAGACCGAACTGGATAAGCATGAAACCAGCCTGACCGATCTGCTGAGCCGCGTCGATACCCTGGAGAAAGCCACCGCAGCGGAACATGACGCCCTCACTGAATTGAAAGGCAAGTTAGCGCAGACACCGGCGCAGAACTTTAACCAGCGCCCGCACGCAACCGGCGGTGCAGGCGTGGACGAGACGGTCACCGACTGCTGATCCGATACCTTTAACTCATTCTCAGGAAACTCCTCATGAAAAAAGAAACGCGCTTTAAATTTAATGCGTTCCTCTCCCAGCTCGCCAAGCTCAACAATGTTGACGTCGGCACGCTGGACAAGAAATTTAACGTCGAGCCGTCCGTCACTCAGACGCTGATGACCCGATTGCAGGAGTCCTCAGAGTTCCTGACCCGCATCAACATCATTCCGGTGGACGAAATGATGGGCGCGAAAGTTGGCGTCGGCGTAACTGGCACGATTGCCAGTACCACCAACACTGACGCGGGTGACGAGCGTGAAACCGCTGATTTCACAAAGCTGGATCAGGAAGGCTATCACTGCACCAAAACCAACTATGACTTCCACTGGATGTACAGCAAGCTGGACTTATGGGCGCGCTACAACGATTTTCAGACCCGCCTGCGTGACGCCATTATCAAGCGTCAGGCGCTGGATCGTATCCTGGTCGGCTTTAACGGTGTTTCCCGCGCACCGACTTCTAACCGCGTTCAGAATCCGCTGTTGCAGGATGTCGGTGTGGGCTGGCTGCAAAAATACCGCCTGAATGCCCCGTCCAAAGTGATGGGCATGATTGTCGCCGAAGACGGTACCGTGACCAATGAGGCGGTCAAAGTCGGTGGCGAAGGTGAATACAAAAACCTCGACGCGCTGGTCTTCGATGCGGTGAATGAACTGATCGACCCCATCTATCAGGACGACACCGAACTGGTGGTGATCTGTGGCCGCAAGCTGCTCGCAGATAAGTATTTCCCGCTGATCAACAAACAGCAGCCAAACACTGAGGCGATGGCCGCCGACCTGATTGTCAGCCAGAAACGCATCGGCAATCTACCCGCCGTTCGTGTGCCCGGCTTCCCTGCCAATGCCATGCTGATCACCCGTCTGGATAACCTGTCCATTTACTGGCAGGACGGCACACATCGCCGCCACGTTGAGGAAGTGCCTAAGCGTGACCGCATCGAAAACTACGAATCCATTAACGAGGATTACGTAGTGGAAGATTACGGCTGCGGCTGTCTGATCGAGAACATCGAAGTGACCGCCGGAGAAGATGACGCCTCTGATAAGGCCGAACTCAGCAAATTCACCTCGGCGATCGTTGATGCCATCAAAACTGCATCCGGTACCACCGCACCGGCAGCTCAGGAGTAAGCCATGACCAGCCCTGCCCGACGTCATTTGTTGCGGCAGTCAGCGATCGAAGCCGCGCAGCAGGATACCAGCCTGCTGCGTCATGCCACCGGCTATGAACTGCTGCTGCAAAAGCTTAATGCTGATCAGAAAGCCCTGAAGAAAGCCTATTCCGCTGAGAAAAAGGCAGAACTCAAACGCAAAATGCTGCCCGAATATGCGCCGTGGGTGGCGGGCGTTCTCGCTGAGGGTAAAGGCGCTCAGGACGCCATCCTGATGACCATCATGATCTGGCGTATTGATGCCGGTGATTATGCCGGTGCGCTGGCAATCGCCCGCTATGCGCTGCATTACAAGCTGGCGATGCCGTTCGGCAAACGCCCTGCCGGTTATGCGCTGGCGGAGGAAATCGCCGACATGAGCACCCGCGCTCATGCTGCCGGTGAGCCGGTCAGTCTCGATGTACTGATGACCACGATGGAACTGACGGAAAGCCACGACATGCCGGATCAGGTACGCGCCAAGCTGCACAAAATCACCGGCTACCTGTATCGCGATGCGGAGAAACTGCCGCTCGCCCTGCAACACCTGAAACGCGCCTTCCAGCTAAACAGCAACTGCGGCGTCAAAAAGGATATTGAGCGGTTGGAATCAGCCATCAAAAAGGCTGCCAGCAGCTAAACAGAACGCGCCCCGCGCCGGACGGCACGCCAGCCGCGACAGGTCTGTGACCTCGTTCAACGCTGGCGTCCACCGTCCCCTATTCAGAGGTCACTATGTCTCTTGTTGTACCTGCACCAAAGCCGGACGCCGCGACGGAACCCGCGATTAAAAACACGCACTTCTGGCCGGATATCAATCCGGTGGAGTTACGCGACACGCTGCGCCTGGAAGGAACAGTGACCGCCAAACGGCTGCGCGCCGTGATTAAGTACGCGCTGACCGAAGTGAACGCTGAGCTTTACAACTACCGCGTCGCACAGCTGGCTCAGGGATACAAAACTCTCGCTGATGTCCCGGCTGACCAGATTGATGATGAAAGTATAAAAGTCTGTGCCTATCTGCGGGCGGTTTCCTCCATTACGGCTGCCATTCTGGCGGAACGATATCCGAACAGTGATACCACCGATGCTGGCAGTAAAAAGGCGGAGATTGTCGAAAGTACGGTTGATGAACTGTGGCGTGATGGCCGCAATGCGATCAGCGATGTCGCTGGCGTGTCGCACTGTGTGATCGGGCTGCTCTGATGAAAGTCTATGCCGAACAGAGCGACACCGTGGATTCACTCTGCTGGCGGTACTACGGGCGCACGGGATCGGTCGTTGAAAAAGTTTACGCAGCTAACGTTGGGTTAGCCGCACAGGGGGCTATTCTGCCCCATGGCTACGCGGTGGAGCTGCCGGACATTACCCTGGCCGCAGTCAGCGAAACCGTCTCACTTTGGGACTGATGACCATGGAGCGCATCACCTCGTTTATTTGTTATTGCGTCGCGGCCTTTCTTGCGTGGCTCGGCGCAATGTCGCCGCAGGATATTGCCTTTTTAGTCGGTGCCGCCGTCGGCGTTGCGACCTTCCTGGTGAACTGGTACTACCGGCGCAAAACTTACCGACTGCTGAAAGCTATGGGCGTCAGAGGAGATATTAATGCAGCCATCAATCGTTAGACGCTGCGCCGTCGCCGCCGTCCTGGCGATTGCCGCGCTGTTGCCGCAAACGCCGACGTTGAAAACCTCCGCCGCCGGTCTGGCACTGATTGCCGATTTTGAAGGCTGCCGCCTGTCAGCCTATCAGTGCAGCGCGGGCGTCTGGACGAACGGCATCGGGCACACCGCAGGCGTGAAGCCGCAAACGCAAATCAGCGAACGTCAGGCCGCCGTGAATCTGGTGGAAGACGTGATGCGGGTGGAGAAAGGCATTGCGCGATGTATGCCGGTTGCCATGCCGCAGCCGGTGTATGACGCCGTGGTGTCCTTTGCCTTTAACGTCGGCGTGACGGCGGCGTGTAAGTCCACGCTGGCGTTTTTCATCAACAAAGGGCAATGGCGGGACGCCTGCGAGCAGTTGCCGCGCTGGGTGTTTGTGAACGGCGAACGCGTCACCGGTCTGGAGCGCCGCCGCACGAATGAGCTGGCCTACTGCCTGCGGGGAGTCTGATGCGCATTGTGATTATTTTATTGCTGACCGCCTGCGCGCTGGCCGGGCTGCAAACCTGGCGTATCGGCGGCCTGCATGATGAAGCGGACCAGGCGCAGCGCATTATCGGCACCCTGTCCGCCGGTATTGAAAGCCGCGACAACGCCATTAATCGCCTGAACGATGAGGCCGTAACGCGGGAACGCCAGGAACAACGCCTGCGCACCCATCTCGTACGGGCAAGTGAGCAGGCACGCGTCCGTGAAGTTCACATTCAAAGGTTACTTAATGAAAATCAGGAAATGCGCGACTGGTATGGCGCTCGTCTGCCTGATGGTATTAGCCGGATGCACTCACGTCCCGCCTTTGCCAGCGCCGCAGATTATTTACGTTGGCTGTCCGGCGGTAACGAGTTGCCCGATACCGGCAAGCTCACCGGTCAGTAACGGCGACTTGAGCAGTGATGTCAGAAACCTGGAGGCCGCGCTGACGTCCTGTGGCCTCCAGGTGGAAGCGGTCAAACAATGCCAGGAGGAACACCGTGTTAAAACCCGCACAGCTGCGAAAAGCCTTAACTGACGCCGTGCCGGTGCTGCAAACCAGCCCCGACACATTGCGGATGTTTGTGGATAACGGGCGTATTGTTTCCACGCTCAGCAGCTCGCTTTCGTTTGAGTATCAGTATCAGGTGGAACTGCTAATTACCGACTTTGTCCAGGACTGCGATCTGATCATTGTGCCTATTCTGGCCTGGCTGCGTGAGAACCAGCCGGACATCATGGCGACGCCGGAAAAGCAGCAGACCGGCTTTAAATTTAAGGCCGATATGCTGGATGATGGTTCCTACGATATCGCGATTGATGTACAGCTCACCGAGCGCGTGATCGTCAAACAGGTTGAAGCCGGTCTGTACGTGGAGCATTTTCCGGAACCGCCGCTGCCGGAGCCGGTGGAAAGGCCGCGTGAACTGTATCTGCACGGCGAGTTAGTGAGCCAGTGGAATGAGTGAGCTGACTGCGTTTGATACCCGTCTCGCTGGTCTGATTGCCGCCCTGTCCCCGCAGAGCCGTAAGGCCATGGCGTCTACCATTGCAAAGCGTCTGCGCAAACATCAGCAGCAGCGTATTAAGCAGCAGGTTACACCTGACGGTCAGCCGTTCACACCACGCCGTCCGCAGCCTTTGCGGGCAAAGAAAGGCCGCATTAAGCGGGAGATGTTCGCCAAACTGCGCACGGCTAAATATATGAAGGCCAAAGGTACCGCTGACGAGGCAGTGGTGGAATTCACCGGCCAGGTTCAGCGCATGGCAAAGGTGCATCAGTACGGGCTGCGGGATCGCCCGTCTGTCCGTGCAAAAGAAATGCAGTATCCGGCGCGCCCGCTGTTAGGACTGGACGCGGAAGATATGAAAATTGTGGAAGATGAGTTGCTAATAATTATTAGCTCAGACTTCACCTGACATAACTGCGGCACAGAGCCAAACCCCATTAATGATCTTTTCGAGTTTAGCTGGCCTCAGGCGACGACAATCCAAAGGGGATATTTGGGTTATTTAAAACTGAATTCATTGAGCTCTGCTTTATAGATTTCGACAATTTTTTCAACCTCTGCCACTATTCCGTCAATAATTTCTTTTTGCAGTGGATCTGAGTTAATCATCGAATAGGCTTTGTATAGATTATATTTCGACATCTGGTCTACAATTTCAAAGTCATGAATATTATTAAAATTATTGGTGAGCACCACACCTTTCATTTTTTGGTCATTACTATATCTAGAGTAGATATTTATTAACCTTTTAAGTTCACTTTCATTCTTGATTACTTTAAGCGTATTACCCCATTTTTTTAAACTCCAGCCCACATAACCAGACAGGCTGGAATCAAAGCCAGTCACTTTCTCAAAAGATTTTTCCATTTCTAGACCGATTCTACCTCTCATATGTTTTGGTAAATCATTAAACCTTTTTAATAAATATTGTTGGCAAGGGTTCTCATAAGACCAAATTACTGCGAACGTAATCCGTTGAAAAACATGAGAGGTTTTGATATCAAGAGATGTTATCGTATGATCATGTTTTTTAACCATTTCATCAATATAAAACTCAACTTTCCTTCTATACTCTCTATCAAATATCTCAGCGATATAATTCTCCAAGTAATGAGTCCTCAACATTGCATCGCTGAAAAACAGTTCTTTTTCAAAAAAACTAAATTTATTTAATAGACTGGCTAGTTTTTTAGCATTGTATGTTCTATTGTTGTCTATGTTAAGGCCGAATATGGCAATTACCAGATTTATTTCTGAGCTAATACTGTTACGCAACTGTTCTATATGCGCTTTCTTTTCATCATTGGCTGATGACGGAAGGTAGAATTCTTTGTCTATATAACTCAGAATTAAAATAATATGATTAATATACTTTATGAAGACAGTTTTTTTTGTTAAATAATAATAAATGCTTTTAACAACATTTGTGCCTAGTTTTGCTTTGATTTCTTTATCTTCTTTTAGTGCCTGATTAACATCCACAAGCATTTTATCGTGCTGCTGAAGCAACAGTTCGAACCACTCTTTAAATGAATTCTTTTTCATTTCAATTAGTGAAGCTGCCGTCAACTGTGTTGCTTTCATTGCAGCTTTTGCACTATGTCTTGCCTCATAAGCAGCCCAGGCAGTCGCCAAAAAAGCAAGTGAGGTGGCAAGAGTACCTATAACTTCTACGTTTTCTTTAACGAAATCCCAGAAAATAATCATCACTGTACCAAGTAGCAGGATTAACAAAATAGGCATTGTAATTAGTATCATATAGTTAATTGTGAAGCTGTATGATACCTAATCAACCTTGCCATTGCAGCCGGTTTAAAAGCTATTCTGACTTCTTCCCTTTACATTTACCTGTAAAATTACACACTACCCCTTTGAGGCTCGTAACGATGCCTAGGACTACTATCTCACTTCCCTGAGGTAAATTTGGAGATTGGGAATTTTTAGTTGTCTCCACGTTGTGCCACCAGCCATCAACCCGCCTCAAATTGTATGCCGCCTGACAGGGCGGCATTCTTTTATGCATGAATACATCCATCCCAAACAACGACATTCCGCGCCTGCTGCGCAATCTGATCCGTATTGGCACCGTTGCCGAGGTGGATTTAGTTGCGGGCACCTGTCGCGTAAACACCGGCGGCAACGTCACCGACTGGCTGCACTGGCTGACCTCTCGCGCAGGGCGTTCCCGTTCCTGGTGGGCACCGTCTGCCGGTGAGCAGGTTTTGCTGTTCTGCCTGGGCGGTGAGCTGGATACCGCCTTTGTGATGCCTGGCGTTTTCTCGGATGAATTCCCTGCGCCGTCGGGGTCAGCCGATGCTTTGCACGTCACTTTCCCTGACGGGGCTGTTATCGAGTACGAACCCAAAACCGGCGCGCTGCTGGCAACCGGCATTAAGTCCGCCACGGTGAACGCCTCGGACAAAGTGGCAGTGACTGCTCCGCTGATTACCTGCACGGCGAAAACGCGCATCACCCTCGATACGCCGGAGGTGGTCTGCACCAACAAACTCACCACGGGCAGTCTGGAGGTGAAACAAGGCGGCACCCTAACCGGCAACCTCACCCATTCCGGCGGCAGCCTCACGTCAAACGGCATCGTTGTTCATACCCATCAACACGGCGGCGTCCAGACGGGCGGCGGTCATACGCAGGTGCCTTCATGACTCACGCAAAATACATCGGCCTGGCTCGCGACACGGGGCGCAGCGTCGAAGACCTGGCGCACATTCAGCAGTCGGTCAGCGACATTCTGCGCACGCCCGTCGGTTCCCGCGTCATGCGTCGTGACTATGGTTCACTGCTATCGATGCTGACCGACCGCCCGCAGAATGCGGCGCTGCGCCTGCAAATCATGGCGGCCTGTTACAGCGCGATCCTCAAATGGGAGCCACGCGTCAGCCTGACCGGCATCACCTTTGAAACGACGTTCGACGGGAAAGCGGTGGTGGAACTCACCGGCACCCGCAAAGACACGTCCGCCGCCATTTCCTTAACCCTACCCGTGAGCTGAATAATTTATGGCAACTATCGACCTGAGCCAGTTACCCGCCCCCGACGTGGTGGAGGTGCTGGATTACGAAACCCTCCTGGCGGAACGCAAAGCCACGCTGGTATCGCTTTACCCCGAAGACCAGCAGGCCGCCATCGCCCGCACGCTGACCCTGGAGTCTGAACCCATTGTGAAGCTGCTGGAGGAGAACGCTTACCGCGAAGTGATCCTTCGTCAGCGGGTTAACGAGGCGGCGCAGGCGGTGATGCTGGCCTATGCCACCGGCACGGATCTGGACAATATCGCCGCCACGTTCAGCGTGGAGCGCCTGACCATCGCGCCTGCGGATACGGTCAGCGTGCCCGCCGTGGCGGCAGTGATGGAAAGCGACGCCGATTTTCGTATCCGTGCGCAGCAGGCGTTTGAAGGGCTGAGCGTGGCCGGTCCGGTCGGTTCCTATGAGTATCACGGGCGCTCGGCTGACGGGCGGGTGGCGGATATTTCGGTCATCAGTCCGTCGCCTGCCTGCGTGACGATTTCCGTGCTGGCACAGACCGGCAACGGCACCGCCCCCGCTGACCTGCTAGCGGTGGTTCAGGCCGCGCTCAATGATGAAAACGTACGCCCCGTGGCTGACCGCGTGACCGTCCAGTCCGCCACCGTGGTCAATTACACCATTGACGCCGTGCTGTATCTGTTTCCGGGGCCGGAAGCTGAACCTATCCGCGAAGCTGCTGAAGCCAGGCTTATCGCCTACACCACCGCGCAGCACCGGTTAGGCCGCGATATCCGGCTGTCCGCCATTTATGCCGCGCTGCACGTTGAAGGTGTGCAGCGGGTGGAGCTGAAAAGCCCCGCCGCTGACATCGAGCTGGATAAGACGCAGGCGTCATTCTGCACCGCGTACACCCTGAAAGTGGGCGGCTACGATGAGTGATCGCCTGCTGCCCGTCGGTTCCTCCGCGCTGGAAGTCGCCGCCGCCGATGCCTGCGCGGAGCTTGAAAACGTGCCGGTGCCGCTGCGGCAGCTTTGGGATCCGCTGACCTGTCCGGCCAGGTTTTTGCCTTACCTGGCGTGGGCGCTGTCGGTTGACCGCTGGGATGAAAACTGGCCTGTCGCGACTAAGCGCCGCGTCATTCAGTCGGCCTGGTTCATTCACTGCCATAAGGGAACCATCGGAGCCATCCGGCGCGTGGTGGAGCCGCTCGGCTACCTGATTAATGTGACCGAGTGGTGGGAAACGAATGACGAACCCGGCACGTTTCGCCTGGATATCGGGGTGCTGGAAACCGGCATCACCGAAGACATGTATTTAGAGATGGAGCGGCTGATTGCTGATGCCAAGCCTGCCAGCCGTCATCTGATTGGCCTGACCATCACCCAGGATATTAAAGGCGACGTTTACACCGGCGCGGCGCACTACCTGGGCGAGCTGCTGACCGTTTACCCCGCATAAGAGGATGCTATGAGCACATTTAAATCCGTTGTCACCACGCTCGGGCAGTCGCGTATTGCGGCGGCCATTGCGGCGGGGACTGACATCAACATCACACAGCTTGCCGTCGGTGACGGCAACGGCAAGGCGACCACGCCCGTCGCCACGCAGACCCAACTGGTAAAAGAGGTGTACCGCACGCCGCTCAACTCCTTAAAGCTGGATCCGACTCATGGCAACTGGGTGATTGCCGAGGCGGTGATTTCTGCGAGCGTCGGCGGTTTCTGGATGCGCGAAATGGGGCTGTTTGCTGACGACGGCACGCTGATTGCCGTCTGCAACATGGCGGACACCTACAAGCCCACTTTGGCGGAAGGGTCAGGCCGCACGCAGACTTTGCGCATGGTGATTGCGGTCAGCAATACCGAGGCCATCAGCCTGCTGATCGACGACTCGGTGATTATGGCCACCGAGCAGTATGTGAATGACCTGCTGGCCGCACATGAAAAATCCCGCAACCACCCCGACGGCACGCTGACGGCAAAGGGTTTTGTCCAGCTTAACAGCTCGGTCAGCAGTACCAGCGAGGCGCTGGCCGCCACGCCCAAAGCGGTCAAGGCCGCCAACGACAATGCCAACACCCGCGTACCGTCCACCCGCAAGGTGAACAATAAAGCGCTGAGCGCTGACATTACCCTGACGGCGGCGGACGTGGGGGCGTTG